AGCACTACCGCCAGCAGCTAATCCTCCTGCAGCAACAGCGCCCATTGCTCCTAAATTTGCTCCAGTATATGCAACGTCATCATTAATAGTTATTGCTTGTGGTAAGAATAATTTAATTATCTGACCTCTCTCGTGCCTGTCTAATGTAAACGAGGTTGTATTTGATTCAGAAAGGTCGCCTGCATTTTCTTCTTTCGCTTTATTCTTTTCTTCTTCTTCTTTAGCAATTTCTTTCGGATCGTCTGAAGTCTTTTTTCCTCTTTCATCAAACTTTTCTTGACGAGAGACTAATGCTGACAGATTTCCGAATATCCCACCCAAATCAACAGGTTGATCTTTAAGAACAGTAAATACAACTTGAGCAGGATAGTCTCCCTGATCTTCAAATGGAAATACTAAAGTCTCGCCGGTATCAAAGTTATCGTTTTCTTCTGATGCGACAACTTCTTCAGTTCTCTGTACATCTCCAGGGTTTGGAGTTTGTTCAGTTGTTTGTAGTTTTTCTTGAATTTCCCGTTCTTCTTCGGCAGTCGCCATTTTCTACCTCAAATAAATAGATGTTCGATTGGTTTATTTATAGCGTTTCTATGGCATATTCAGGAAGATACAGAGTTAAAAACCCATCAAAATACAAGGGCGATCACACTAATGTAATATATCGTTCGATGTGGGAGAAACATTGTATGCAATATTTCGATGTCTCTTCTGATGTTATTCAATGGTCCAGCGAAGAAATTATCGTACCATACCTTTACGAAATTGATAAAAAATATCACAGATATTTTCCAGACTTTAAAGTTACTTGGAAAGATAAATCAGTTAGTCTCATAGAAGTAAAACCCAATAAAGAAACTATGCCACCAAAGGGCAGAAAGACAAAACAGTTTATTACTGAAGCATATACTTTCGTTAAGAATCAAAACAAATGGGAAGCGGCAAATGAATTGTGCAAAGATCAGGGATGGAGATTTGAGGTGTGGACAGAAATAGAATTACGTGCAATGCGTATACTCCCAAAACCTCTTAAAAAATTAAAACCGTTGCCAAAATATACTAGAAAAAAGAATAAATAGATGCTATGAGTAACCTATTTAAAACACTAGAACTTGCTGCATTCCGCGCTGGAATAACTCCAAGAACCAGACAGTCACGAGAATGGTTTAGGCAGAAAGCAAGAAGGATAACCGGCATTGACCGTGAAAAGTTAATGAATGAAGAAGAACTAGACCGAACGTCTACTGAGATTGCAGGGCACATGTATATGTTTCTTTATGACCCGAAACATAAAGACAAGTTGCCATATTATGATCGGTTTCCTTTAACAATAATTGTTGGTCCAGCACCAAAGGGTTTTTATGGTTTAAACTTGCATTATTTGCAACCAGTAGTTCGTGCCAAGTTTCTCGACGCTTTACTAGACATAACAAACAATGATCGATATGATGACACGACAAAATTTAATTTATCATATAATCTTTTAAAACGGTCTTCTAAGATGAGGCAATTTGCCCCCTGCTTTAAACATTATCTAACATCACAAGTGAAGGGAAGATTCGCTAAAGTATCTGCGCCAGAGTATGAAATCGCTGTATTTTTACCTACGGCAGATTTCGCCAAAGCAGGACAAGCAAAGGTTTATGCAGACTCGAGGAAAATAATCAATGCCTTATAATCTAGAAGAATTTAAAAATCTTGCCTCGAGATCTGGGGGATTTGCGAGAACAAATCTCTTTCGAGTTATTTTTTCTCCAGAAAACGCTGCAAGAGAATTAAACCTTCTTTGTACAAACGTTTCTGCACCAGGAAGACAAATATTAACAAATGAACGAATAATTGGAATGACCAACAAAAGGGTAGCATATGGTTATGCCGTACCCGAAGTAACAATGACATTCATAACACTTTCTGATTACTATTCAAGAAATTTTTTCGAAGAATGGCAATCAAACATTATCGATCAGACTAATTATACCGCAGGATACTATAAAGATTTCGTCAAAGATATTGGAATACAAGGATTAAGGTCGGGCGGCAACGTTGCTAATAATTTAATCAGCGGTAATTTTCCTGCTGTCTTTAAGTTTATCGACGAATTCGTAGAACTTAATCCTGAAGACGAAATTGCATATTCTTCAACGTTGATTGATGCTTACCCCACTTCTCTTACTGAAATGACATTCTCAAATGAAGCAGATGGAATAGTCACTTTCTCAGTAAGTTTCGTATACAAAGATTGGTCGAGTAAATTTTCTGGATACAAGACTAATTTTAGTAATAACGTACAAAATTCTCTTCTTAAAAAGGGATTTGATTTATATAAGGACTTGAAAGGATAAAATATAATGGCATTACCCAAACTGAATGAAACTATAAGATATGAAATTGAAATACCATCGACAGGAAAGACAATTAAATACCGACCATATTTGGTCAAAGAAGAAAAAGTGTTATTGACTGCATTTGAATCTGGAGATCAGAAACAAACATTAGAAACAGTAGTTGATACGATTGAAGCGTGTGTTTATAGTAAGTTACAAAGAAACAAATTAACAACGTTTGATATCGAATACTTGTTTATGCAAATACGATCCAAGTCTGTTGGTGAGATATCGACTGTTGGATTGAGTTGTAGTGAATGCGATACTGTTAATGAGATACAAGTTGACGTTTCTGAAGTAGTAGTTAAAAAGTCAGAATCGGTTGACAATACAATTGATATTGTCGATAACATTAAAGTAAGAATGCGATATCCATCTTTCTTAGACTTAGCATATGTTACTTCTTCTAAAGAAGATAAAAACGATAACGATGTTGCATTTGATTTGCTTTCCTCTTGTGTTGAAGCAGTAATTACTGACGATGAAGAAATATTAGCAGAAGATGAGTCGAAAGAAGCAATGAGAGAATTTGTTGAATCTATGACTACAGGACAGATAAGCAAACTTACAGAATTTATGGATTCAGTACCGAAAGTGGCTCATGATGTTAGTTTTACTTGTCAATCATGTGGGAGTTTGAATACTAAAACAATTGAGGGTATGCAGAATTTTTTTTAATATGCCTCTCTCATGATAATTTGGTGAATCATTATCAATTGAACTTTCAGTTAATGCAACATCATAATTATTCACTAACTGAACTAGATAATATGATGCCTTGGGAGAGGGAAATTTACGTTGCTATGTTAATTGAACATATCAAAAAAGAAAACGAAAGATTAAAGGCGCAAAACAATGGCTGACGTTATAAAACCATTAACTACCGTTCAAATGGCAATGGTTCTTGCTAATGAACAACGAAAAAAAGAAGAAGCGTCACAAGGTCAGTTAATTCCTGCTGGTGCTGACGATAATCCGCAACAACCCTCACTCGGCGAAAAATTTTTCCAGATGATCGAAGTACAAACTGGATACTTAGAAAGCATTTCTGCCGATATAGAACTTCTTGTTACTCAGTTTGATGAATTTATGACAGCACAAGGTCTTGCGAGGTTAAAGGATCTTGAGGATAAAAGAGAAGAAACACCTGCAATTCCAAATTTTCCAGAACCAGAAGAGCAATCTGGTGGGTTCTTGAAGAAAATCAGAGAATGGATCGGAAAATTTCAAACAGGGTTTATCCTTGGATTGACAGCATTTCTATCAGCATTGACTCTTTCTAATTTTGGATTTACAGGTTTCGAAGGCAAATTGCTCGATAGCATCAAAAACAGTAAATTTTTGACCAATTTAAAGAATGCGACCGGAGGTGTTTTCGATAAGATTAAAAACATATTTACTACTTTCAAAACATTCATTACAGACAAATTCCCGAAGTTTGATCTTGAAAAAATTAAAACTACTATTTCCAAGGTGCTTGATCCTGTTGCGGACTTTTTCCGGTCAGTTGGAGGAAGAATAACAGGATTCTTCAGAGTCGTTGGTAAGTTTCTTGCTCCGCTCGCTATTGCAATGTCCGCCTTTGATGGATTCGGTCAAGCGAAAGAAGCTGCAGAAGAAGGCGAAGGTGCATTTACTGTTATCGGAGAATTTATCAAAGGATTTGTTGGTTCATTTATTGGCGAGTTTGCAAATCTAATCAAAACAATTCTTCTTTTTCCGTTCAAAGCATTAGGTATCGGAGTTGGTGAAGATGGTAAATTTGATACGAGCAGTCTAGTTGGTACTTTTCTAAGTAAAATAGAAACTCTTAATTTTAATGAGTTAATTCAAAACTTCATTCAAGGGGTGTTTGATATCTTTGATGGCGTTTATAATGGAGTTCGAGATATAGGTAGGTCTTTGGGGTTAGTCGATACCACCGCTGAAGATGTAGATCGCGACATTGCTGGAAAGAAAGAAAGTTTGAACAAAACAGAGAATAATTTAATCTCGAAAAAGAAACAAAGACAAGGGTATATCGATGCAGGAATCATGGTACCGCCGGCATTAGATCAAGAAATACAATCTCTTGAAACTCGTAAAGCACAAACAAAAGCAAGCATTATTGAAATGCGAAGATCGCCAGTGCCAAGAAATGCAGTTGCCTCAGAAACATTAGCGACAGAAACTCAGACTAATAGAGAAAATAGTGGTGGAGCAGGAGGACTGGCGGTTGTAACTAATAGTTCTTCAACTAATATCGACAATTCCTCAAACTCCACCGCTATGATAGAGTCACCATCAGCAATTGATGGATTGAATCTATCTGTGACCTAGTCCTCTTGCGCTAATTTAGCAAAATAGGACATTGTATCATCCTCTTCTTCAGCAGTAGCGTTTACTGAAGGTGCTGGAGACTCTTTAATAGGAGTTGGTTCAGCAACCATATCAAGTGCTACATTTTGCTTGATGGTCTGTGGAGCAGATTCTCCAAGAACCATAGCGAGTCTAGCAGTTAATTCCTCATAACTCTTATACTGTGCAGGATCAGTAAACTCATTCAGGTCGTAGACGCCATTGTAGATTTCTTCAAGGGCATCATCAGATTCAGAGAGAGCAGAGGGTGAACTAAACTCTGACTTGTCATAGTTACGATAACCTTCTACATTACGAATCTTCAATTTAAAGGATGCACCTTCCCAGAAGTCAAAAGGATTGATAGGATTCTCATCAGCAAACTGTGGTTGCATAACGTCCATAATCTTATCAAAGATCTTCTTACCATAAACAAATAAGAAGGTTTGACCTTCGTTGGCGGGATTAGATGAATCGCTTTCAACTAAAATATTTGAAACATAATGTAATCGTCTTTTGCGTTCGCGGACAATCTCTTTATCACGTTCATTACCAGAGTTCCACAGTTTACTGTTTGCTTCTGATACAGGATCTTTTTGTCCGATCGATGTCAAAGATTTTTCGATATACCATTGACCAGTTGGTCCTTTAAAACCATGATCCCAATATCGAACCCATGGGAGTTCATTACCTTCCGGTGCAGGAAGAAATCGAATGACAGCATACCCATTACCTGCTTTATCAACAGTAGGTTTCCAGATACGTTCATCAACGTATGACTTCTTAGATGATTCGGGAGCTCCTTCGCCTGATGCTGCTTGGACGAGTTTAGAGATGGTGTCGCGGTTACGCTTTAAGTTTGTAAAAGACATATATTTTCCTTCGTATTTACAGTGTGTGTTTTTTGTATGTTCAACGTATTATACTCTATTTTTAATGGTAGAGCAACCATATTTATAGCGGAAGGGAATTACCCTTCGGCATAAAATTCAGTGCCTGTGCTTCGACTTCTAACTTATTCTTAATAGATGTCGACAAAAATTTTTTAATATCTTCAATCTCAATATTATTCTTTTCGCAAAGATCAACAATCGCGTCGATGTATGACAAATTCTTTAATCGGACTGCATCCTCAACCATCTTTGAGAATTTATTTTTGGTTAACATTAACCCGTCCAACTTCATTTTACATACTCCTTTTTCCAGATTGATTGTATATCGGGATACCAAACCCCAACGGTTCTTTTTACCTCACCATTTCTATCATACGCCATTGCCTTACAAACAGCAAGGACTTTCTTCTCTCTGTTCTCGCCGAAATGAGAGTCGTTCCACATTCCAGTCCTAAGATAGTTACGCATATTTTGAACATAAGTTTCTGCGGTCTGGTATTGGATTCTTACTTTTGGGTCTTTTGATTCAGCGTTTGATTTGGAGGAACTTAGATATTTACTCCATTCAGTCAACCATTCTTTAACTTCTTTTGGATCAACAAAATCATAAACGACTTTTGTATATATCTCTTTTTCTTTATCAACATTCTCGCGCATCGTATGTGCACTTTTTAACAATGGCAATAGAGTATTCTCGAGACTTTTCTTGACGGATTCGGGCATAAACTTTAGTTGCATTGCTTTCCAACCGTGTTTCGCAAACACAGTCATAAAGACATCGGGTAGGATAACAGTTTCTTCATGCATATCCCAACCCGACTCTTCGCGAATCCATTTCTTCAACCAGTGTAGAGCAAGTTTAGGATCTGCTTCCATATGCGCGAAATCTTCGCATTTAACGAATGCTTCAATTCTTTCTTCTTCTGTCTTTGCCTTACGTAGTTTATCCCAGTTGGGTTCAGGAATAAGAGTTTTCTTCTTTTTCTCAACAAACTTCGCTTTCTTTTGTCTTTTAGCAGGCATTTCTTATCTCTTCATTTAGGTCGGAAACAACGTCGAGAAGCGGCGAATCCTTTGCGATATACCTAAGTGCTGCTACATCTTTCGGAAAGCAGTGTCCGCCGTATCCGAACTCTCCATCAGGTCCAGGAACTTGGGTATGTGATCTACCAATGCGTGGATCTAAAGTTACAGCGTCGACCATCTGATCAAACCCATCAAACCCGATATCATCAAAGATTCGATACATTTCATTAAAGAATACAACTTTAGTTGCAAGGAAACAGTTTTCAACATATTTAGAAAATGCTGCTTGTTGTAACGTGCAGTATTTGACATTTTCTAATTTAGGTAGTACGGGGCGAAAAAACTCGTCCCAGAACCGACAATTATCTCCACCGTAAATGGCAAACGTTTGATTAAGAAACTCTTCACACGGATCGCGATGTATATTAGATCCACCAAGGAACTCTGGTGAGTAGGTATAACTACCCTCTCGCACTCCTGTTTCCCAATCCAACCAAACAGGATCGACGGCAGACTTAATCAGGTATTTTGCGTTGCCGTACTTTGTTAGGACTTGTTCGACATAATCTGTATTACACATACCAGATTCATGAGCAGGAGTAGCAACACAAACAATTACTCCGTCAACAGGATCTCCGACATTCTTAAAGTTATATCCTTTTGCTGGGTCATCAATATAAATATCCATTTTGTCGGGATCATATGCTTGAAGAGCATACTCGATTGCCTGACCAACTGCTCCATAACCTGCGATTACAATTTTCATAAATATACGTACTCCAAAAAGGAAAATAAAATGTCAGACGATATCTTTGATTTTGGATTTACTGCTGTTAACGAGGAAGAACTCGAAGCAGTACAGCAAGCAACAGTTAAAGTTGCTGAGGCATTAACTACCAACGAAAAATTAGATAAATTATTCAATGCTGTACAACCATTATTAACTAACCTCAAAGCAAACCCTGAGAAAGACTATATTTATTGGCCAAATAGATTAACAAAAGTAGAACAATTCGAAACTATGCTGCAAGAAATTTATACTGGGTAACCCAATACGTAATTTTCTGCAGTGTCTTCGGCATAATGAACGCTGTGTTTTGAAACATCAACAGTTC